TTTCGCTATCAAGTAATACATTGCCTGCGCTTTTACTAACTTTGGCAGCGCAAAGGGCCAAATATCTAAAGGAGTCACTGGCGTGGCTGTGATGGTCGTGCTTTGGTTTATTTCTAAAAACCTGGGCTTTATCGTCCCACTCGCGTGAGTAACCGCGCAGATGCTCAATACCCTCGGCGGTTGCTTTCTCATCAAAATAGCAAAGTGGCAAAATCTGACGCGCAGCCTCGATGCCATCCAAAATATCCATATTGACTACGATTTGCGGAATAATCCCCGAAGAAATAAACGCCTCTACGATGGAGCGCCCAGTTTGCAAAGACTTGGCCCTGGCATCATGCGGCAGCCAAACTTGTTTAACTTTGAATGGCAAAGACTTGATCCATTCAATGTAATGACTGATCGGTTGGCTGTTTGATTCATAAAATAAAACCAATTTGTAACCACCAGGCACTGTCTGCCAGCCCCACCAGGAGCAGGAGTCTGTGTATCCCAGGTCACCAACTAATTCAATTGGTATTGAGTAATCAATATCATCCGTTGCTTGGTAATCTTTGACGCGCCCTTCTTCATACGCCCTGCCAATATCTTTGGCCCAGATGGCCCCAGGAATGGAAGCATCGAATGAGCATTCAAATTCTCTGAGATAAGCATCTTCTGTCATCTGCGCTTTGGCATCGCGCAACTCGTCAGCATCTAATATCCCAGACTCGCTGCCCTTCACTTCTACCAGCATGTGAGTCTTCGGATTTAATCTGGCCTCTTCGCGCAGATTCCAAAACATGTTGTAGCCTTTAGGGGTGCCTGCGAAAATGGCCCAGCCCTTGCGGTCCGCTAACGCAGGACGCAGCACTGAGTAGTATGCGCTGGGACTCATATCCCCGACCTCATCCAAAACTATGCCGTCATAGTAATTTCCGCGGAGCGCATCTAAATTATCGGTACCGCCGCAGATAATTCGCCCTACTGTCCCATGAGCGCTTTTAAGGAAAACTGTCAATTCAGCCTCATTGGGTGGCTTAGCCCAGTAATCCCTACTTAATTCTTTTAAATAATTCCAGGCCACTGATTTCGCCTGGCTCCTGTATGGGGCAAAGTACCCGAAGGAGGGATTCTCTTTTTTAGTTTCTAGGCAGCCCAAAATGAGATCCACCACGCAACTCACTGTCTTGCCTGCGCGGCGATGACAGACCAGGGTGGTCCAGCGCTTGCCGACCCTGTTATGCATGGCAGCCGCGAATGGGCGCGGAGAGTATTCAGACCACTTCATTTTTAGAATTTTTTGTAGGGGCGGCCATATTAAAATTAGCACCCCCCGCCTGCCGATCAGATGCCCCTGGGTGCGCTGCAGCATTTTTTATCTGTGCGGCCCGCGCAGCCCCGCCCAGCTTGGCGTTGGCGCGTGATGCTCTCACTCTCTTAGGGTCGCGGCGTACTATTACAGGCCTGCCAGGCGGTTTATCGGATATAGCATCCGATTGTGTATCAGGCCCAGCAAGGCTCTGCTGTTCGTCTGTGTCTAAATGCTCTGACACATCAACAATCCTGCGCTGATTTAACCAGGGCGCAACTACCATCAACGCGCCGCTGTGTTCTACCTTATTCGTTTCGCTCCAACCCATCTGAGTCTTCGCATACAGCTGCTGAGCAGCCACATTCATATTGTCTACAGCATTGACCACAATCGCGTTAGCGACCTTTGCATGGGTCTTAGCGCGGCCAATCTCCATGTCGGCCAGGTAATACTTGGTTAGTGTGTCTACATTGATCTTTAGGGTGGCAGCGATCAGCTGCTGCGAGAGTCCAAAACCAGCCAGCGAGGCCGCGATTTCACGCGTCTGCTCTGTGGGTACATGCGGCTGGAAGGGAATAAATGCTTTTTTACGACCCATTTTCTCTATATCTCTCTGATCTGCCTAATTTTTAAGCAATCCAACACAATTCCTGTTGTTTGCGATTTTACATCTTCGTTTCTATTTTGGAAACACATTAGTCAAACCAAAGGCCCTCATCACCACGATGTCCCATTGACCACTGATACCAGATGTCAGAGATCAATCTCTGGCGTCTTTTCTCATCCATCTTAGGATTGCTCAAATACTCTCTTAACCAGGCTTTGCCATTCTTTACACGCATCTTCAATAACTCTCTCACTTCACATTGATGACGCCATTCTGGGCTGTTTTTATCCATGATTTACTCTAATGGGATTGAATGGGATTGAATGGGATTGAATCCCGATAGCAAGATAGATACACATATAAAAAAACCCATAGGTTTTTATATGTGTAATCCTATTGGTGAATGGGATTGGATTTTTTTTCTCTAGGGTAATCCCATTAGAAAGCATCAGAATTAACCTCCGATGTAACAGCAGTAAGGTATGAATTTTTACGGCCTTTTGCCTTGATTTCGGGTGGCAGCGGGACCAATCTCAATCCCGTTGGCAATCCCATTAGCGATGCGATTGCAGCATTCACTGCATTCTTATCTTTTTTGAGTGCTACTCTCACATCATTGCCGCTTGGATAATCCAACTCAGGGACAATATCTAGGATGTCTTGCTGCAGCTGTGAGAACTCTTTGCGGCAAGCCTCAATGTGTCTATTCGTGGTGGATGATTTGCGTGGTACTGTGTAGCGGTATTCAATATCCACTGTTTCGCCGAATCTGTCTGTGGCCTGGGCATATTGGATTGAGCCTTCAAACATGATTTCGTTATGGATTGACTCCTGGCGGCGCTTACCCATTTTAAGAATCCTGGCGCCTTCATTGTTGTTATGCTCTGAAGATAGGACAGCAGTCCACATTCCATCGCCTTCAACTGATCCCGCGCCCCTTGCGGTAGAGTTTTGGGCAACTTCAATGCCAGCGCCCTTTGATGTCTTAGCCAGGTGAGTGATGATCCATGAAGATACACCCCACCTTGAATAGGCTTGTTTAAGGATAGCCATAAACCCAGAGGCTTGGGCATTGTCATTCTCATTAAGTAGATCAAAGTTGGCTGACGATGTATCAAACACCATCAATGGACTAGTTTCTATACCGCGATGTTGTACTACATCCACCTGGCTTTCAATCATCACATCTTGCAGCTGCGCGACTGTCAGCCTTGTAGAGGCAATCACCTGGAATCGCTCAGTCACTTTGGCCCAGGTTGCATCGTCCCATTTAAGGAATACGCGCATACCATTGAGAATGAGCATGACTTGCTCATCATCCTCGGTGAAATAGATCACCCTCCTAGGCATTTCTACTTCCAGGTCACACACTGGCGATTTAAAGCCTGCGATGGCCAATACCAATGGGATTAAAGCGGATGTCTTACCAACACCAGCTGATCCCGATATAACACCAACACCTTCTGGAATGATCTTATTGATTACCCACTTAGGCGCACTAAATCCTTTAGGAATCTTGATGCGCCTGGCATATATCTTGTGTGAGTCATCAGGCTCTGAGCCTGGGAAATTCACTACATTCTCTGGCATCATTCGGCACCATCTTTGTATTGCGAATCGTCCCACTCCCTTTCCACCTTATGCATATAGGTGGCCAGAGCGACAACTTCGGTGCCTGTGAATATAACTTTGCTGCCCATCAGCAGCGACTTTGCATCAGCCAACTGCTCAGCCATTTCTTCCAGAGTGATCTCATGGATAAATTTTCTTGTTAATGGCGCTGTCACATTCCCTCCTAATAATTAAATAAATAAAGTCCCCAGCAGCCTGCCAATGACAAGTTGGCACTATCGCGATAGTTGGCCGCCGAGGATTGATAATTTATCACAAGTGGTTTCTATTTCGGAAACAGTACAAACCCGATGATGATTTTTTATCGATAGCCCCACAGATAATTCGCCTTCGCCCTAGGGCTATAGTTTTGTGGTTGATGATTTAGAAATTACTAAATGTAGTGTAAGCCTTTGACTCACATCAAAAATATCTCAAGGTATTTAAGAAATATCATTGCTATTTAAGAATTTGTGGCACACAATTTGCTTTCCAGATAAACATCACTGTTTATCACTGATTACAACTAACTAACGGAGTAGACTGTGAGCGACTCAATTAAGCGCCAAATTAACAAAGGCTGGATAGCTGACCAACTTACGAGGTTGCAGCTATCACAACGCGCCCTGGCCACGCGCATGAATGTAGACCCAGCAAGCTTTAGTAAGACACTAAACGGCACCCGCAGATTGCAGATTGATGAGGCCACCAGATTGGCCAGCATATTCAACTGCAAGTTATCAGAGGTCCTAGAAAATTTTGGCCTAACCAGGAAAGATGGTTTGGCCACAGTGGAATTGATCGGCTGCTTTGATGGCAGCGGTATCGTAACGCCCCATGACTGGAATGCGCGTGTCCACGATATATTTGATCCAGAGATCCCTAAGTTTTGTCTGCAGTCCCATGTTGGCGGCGTTATGGATGGTTGGATGTACTTCATCAAGATTGATAAGACCCCTATCCAGTTAGACCAGGCTGCTATGTTCACCCTGGACGATGGCACCCAGGTATTGGGTTTTGCTAAGCGCGGTTACTTACCAGGTGAGTACCGCATCATGTCCTACGATGGATCTCAACTCAAGGGCCAGCACAAGCTGACCACGATGCAAGAGTTGGTTGGGGTAGTACCACCCAGATAAGAAAAAGGACCCGAAGGTCCCTTTTTTATTCCAGCAGCTGCTTAATTCTTTTTATCCTGGGAGCCAGGACTGTAAAGTCTAGCAATTTAGTCCTAGGGTCGTTAAGCCAATCAAGATCTTGATCTGTGTGATATGGGTTATATCCCACAGCATCTTCAATCTTTTTAATGTTGATTGCACACCTTGCTTTATAGGCATCTACTCCAGGGTTGCCAAGTTTCCTGGCAAGAGCATAGCTCATGCCAAGATGGCCAGCTATGGCTTTATAGGTATATCCCTGGATTTTTAAATCAATAATAATGTTGCTTGTCTTTTCAAACAATTCTTTTGTCACTCTGCGCTCAAACTCCCAGGCGCTTGTTATTGGGCCAAAGCCATCGCTAAAAACAGTAGTGACTTGTGATAAAGGGGGTAGATTATTTTTTCTCATTATTGTCCGCAATCTATTGGTGATAAATGCGCGTATCGGTCAAGCAGTGTGATGCTGGACCACCCGCCCAGGGCTTTAATCTTTAGCAGCGGCGTACCAGCTTTAGCTAGGCTGCTGGCCCAGTAATGACGCAGATCATGCCAGCGCGTATCTGGCGGCAATAGAGCGCGTTTTAAGGCGTTCTTCCAGGTGCGGTGATTGACTACCTTACCGCCGAATACATACACAGCATGCAGGCTCTGGCAGGCCATGACGCACTCATATGCCTCATCGTTCAATGGTACGCGCAGCGCTTTACCATTCTTCATCTGGCTGCCATTGATCAACACTGTGCGGCCATCAAAATCTACCTGGTCCCAGGTGAGTTGATACACATTGGCCTGGCGCAATCCAGTGGCCAGGGCAAACTGCGCAGCCTGGCTGTGTGGGTGTGGCAGCGCAGCCCACAGCATTTTGAATTCAAACTCTTTTGGCAACTCAACTTCGCGCTTTTCTTCCTGGAAGTATTTGTACCTGGGCGCGATTGCAATCCAACCATGCTCAGCTGCCTCAGTCATCACGCCAGACATAAAGCTGCTGTAGCGATTCTTAGTAGCAGCTGTGTGCTTTTCAGATAGCAAGTCAATCATCCTGGCGCGAGTCAGTTTCTCTAATGGCTCCTGGCCGCACTTAGCAATGAAGTAACGCGCTTTCAATTCATCATTGACGCGATCTTTCTTATGGGTGTTAAGGCCCATCCACAACTCCACTGCCTGGGCCACTGTGTAACCAGCTGCGTCAGCTGTCAGGATCTCATCAATGCGCTTGCGCTCAAAGTCCTGGGCAGCTGCCAGGTCTGATGTCTTAGTAGTTTCGCGATAGCGCTTGCCCTGGTGTGAGAATGTCATCCAGTAGATATTGCCGCGTTTAATTAAACTCATTTTGTACTCCTTAAATGTAATAGCGATCAGCTGCAATAAACGCGATAAGTGCAACAAGTAGGACGATGCTCATATGACCTCCTTACTTAAATAAAATAACGATCAAGATCGCGATCAATGGGAATGCAATCGCCGCTGAGATTAGTAGTGCGCCCAGGTAGATCACTGCAGCCACCGCCAAAGCAAGGGCCAATAGGACCCACAAGAACTCGGTCTTGGAATAAAGCCAGCCCAGGGCGTACATGATTTTGTATTCCATTATTTGCGCTCCACAATGCGTGAATACTCGTTGTAGTTTTTGCGCTTGTAGGCCTTGCACTCTTTCTCTGAACCGATAAAGAGGGTGATAGACCTGGTAATGTCTACTACTGCGAAGTTATCTTGTTTTAATTCCATTCTGTCTACTGCCTTTCTGTTTTGTCATCAACAGCCTCAACAATACTCCTTAAATTTCGATAAGTACAATCGGATGTAGCTATTTCGTTTCACATTGTGATAAAAAGTGAATATTGGGGGTATTTGGGGGTATTTCGTGGAGATTTTCGCAATTGTGCCTGTTTAGAATGGAGATTCCAACGACAAAAGGATAGTAATGACTACAAAATCTCACCGCCAATATGCCGCCAGGGTTGCTCACCTGGTAGCCCAGGGTGGAAACAAAGAGCGCTTAATGCCACTTTTTTTCTTCCACTTGAAAGCATCTTTAAATGATCGAAACCTCAGAAAGTATTGATAAGTTGTCAGCTGCGCTGGCAAAGGCTCAATCAGAATTCAAAATAGCCAAGAAAACGGCCACTAACCCTTTTCTTAAAAACAACTACTCAAACCTCAGTGACATCTACCAGGCAGTTAAGCCTGCCCTGGCAGCCAATGGGATCTCCCTGGTACAGAGCAGCGACCTCCAGGACGGCAATGTCCAGGTCACGCAGACCAGGCTAATCCACACATCTGGCCAGTGGATGCAAACCACGATGTCAATGATGGTTGGCAAGACAGACCCGCAGTCAATGGGCAGCCTGCTTTCTTACAGTCGGCGCTATGCCATCACCCAGGCACTCAGCATTGACACAGGCGAACTAGATGACGATGGCAATCGCGCTAGTGGCACTGGTGTCATTAAAAAACCATTGGCAGATGTAGCTAAAACAATCAAAGCAAAGAAAGTGACGGCAGACGATGACTTCTGAAATCCAACAGGGAACCCTTGAATGGCACCTGGCGCGAGTTGGCCGTATCACTGCGTCCAATGCCTGGAAGTTATTGGCGAAGACCCAGAAGGGCCTGCCTACAGCTGACTATGAGTCTTATAAATGGCAGCTGGTAATTGAGCGCTTAACTGGCAACCCCACTGACACTTATGTCAATGCAGCAATGCAATGGGGCACTGATAAAGAGCCAGAGGCCAGGGAATTGTTTTCACTAATAAATGAGGTTGAAGTAGTGGAGGTCGGATTCATGGACCACCCTACTATCCCTTATGTCGGTTGCTCACCAGATGGCCTAATAGATCACGATGGTTTAGTAGAACTCAAGGCCCCCACCACCCGCAATTACCTTGAGGTAAAGCTGTCTGGTGAGCCTCCTAAAAACTATTTTCTCCAGGTGCAATTTCAATTGATGTGTACCGAGAGAGATTGGGGCAAGCTGGCCTTCTACGATCCACGCCTGCCCGAAGAACTTCAATTCTTCCAATACCACATTGATGCTGACCATGAGGTTATCAAGCAGTTAGAAGATGCCGCAATCGCGATCAATGCAGAAGTAGAAACAATCATCAACAACTTAAAAGATAGGAATGTATATGCAACTTTACGATAATACGAACACTGGCATCCTTACAGTAAACGACAAGGGCGATAACCCTGCGCGCCCTGATCGCAAAGGCTCCATCAATGTTGAAGGAGTTGAGTATTGGGTATCAGGATGGATCAAGGATGGCCGCGAAGGCACTAAGTTAGAAGGCCAGAAGTACATGAGCCTCAAGCTTGAAAAGAAAGAGCCGCGCCCTGGATCAATCTACTCACAAGACGCGCAGGCCAACATTGCTGTAGCGCAAGCAGCCCCAAAGCCAGCAGCCCCAGCAGCAGCGGAGGACGATATTCCATTCTAAGTATTGATGATGACCTTGACAGCGCGGTTGTCAAGGCTGATTCAGCAGCTGAGAAAGTTAAGAAAGAGAAAATTAAAAAGTCTGTAGCTGGGGTTAAGGCGATGGCGCAATTTAGTAAGGGCTGGTCTGATAGACCAATTAAGTACAGATGAATTTAGAAGATATAAAACTAGCACTCATGACGCAAAGATCGGCCATCGTTTTCAAAGACGAACCAACCTTGAAAGAGATTGATTTATTACGCAGCATGCTTGAAGGCGTATGCGACAAAATTATTTTGGAGAAATTAGATGGACACGATAGTTGAGCGATTACGATCTAAGTATGGTGAGCGCATGACATTAGCAGAGTTAAGTAAGGAGTTGCGTATTCCAGTGGAAACACTTCGCTGGCATCGGCAGCGCGGATCTGAGATTGTCAAAACTCATAGAGTTGGTATGAAGGTATTCGGAATGACTGACGAAGTAGCTAAACACCTGGAGAGTTTCTATGAATAACAATCACATATGGACAAAATCTTCTACTGACATCACCCTGCGCTGGCGCAAGCTTTACGGCTATGTGCCTGCATCGGAGCAGGCCTTCTATCAACGAAAGTGGAAAGAGTGGCAGGCCTTCTTAAATAGAACACTAGATGATTTAGAAACACCAGAGCCTAGTGGATTAAACGCGCCTATAGCATTGACAAAATGGAAACGAAAATGAATAAGGTCTTCATTGGAGTTGATCCAGGTTTATCTGGCGCTGTCGCTGCAGTTGATGGCAAGGGTGACTTACTCGCTATCTGGGATATGCCTGTGGTTGAAATGAAGGTTGGCTCCAGCATGAAGAAAAGGATCTGCGCTCAATCCCTGGTGAGTGAGTTGCACCTTTTTAAAAATGATGATGCCTTCGCTCTCATTGAGCAAGTGTCAGCAATGCCTGGCCAGGGCGTTACCTCAATGTTTAATTTTGGTAAGTCAGCTGGAATCCTTGAAGGCATATTCGCTGGCCTCATTCTTCCTTATGGTCATGTCATTCCTGGTCGATGGAAAAAGCATCACAACTTAAATGCATCTAAAGATGCTGCGCGTGAATTAGCAATGCGCACCTGGCCTGCTAAAGCAGATCTATTCAAACGCAAGAAAGATGATGGCCGAGCAGAGGCCGCACTGATTGCCCTCTATTCGAAGCAGATTGCAAAATGACAGCGCCTAAAAATCCAGACGATGAACTCGGTAAGCATGAGGCTTTCAATTGCTCACTTGATGAGATAGCAAAAGAGATTGGTGTATCGCACCCAACAGTTTCAAAGATCATTGACAGCGCATTAAAGAAAATTCGCGGGGAGTTGTTAAAGCGCGGCCTGGAAAAGGATGACATCCTGTGATTGGACCAGAAGTAACGCTATCAAAGCATGAGTATTACAAAGCAATGAGAGTCGGCAGCACTAGGGTGCGCGATGTGTTTATTAACTCTCGCGAAGATAAAAAGAAAACACCAGATACTTACTTTGTTGAGAATCATATTCTTGGCGCTCTGTGTGAAATGGCCTATGCAAAGTTGATGGGCATACCTTTTAATCCAGATACAAAAATTGGATCAAGGGATTTTCCTAACGCTGAGATACGCGGCACGAAGTACACAGGAGGCAAGCTTTTAATGTATGAGTCTGACCTGGACGAAACACCTTATTTTTTAATGGTCCATGTAAACCTATTTACATTCGCTTTAGCTGGTGGGGTATATGGCAAAAAAGGTAAACAACAAAAGTATTGGGACGAATCAATGCCAATACCTTGCTTGGCCGTACCGCAATCTGAATTGGACATATTCCCAGTAGTACCAACGAAACTCAACCCACTGGAGTTTTTCTAATGATCCCTATCCCATTCCTTGGTTGGCTTAATCCAGAAGATGAGCCAGATGAGCAGCAGTCGGATTGTAGTAAGTCATTAACTGACGAGGATCTGAGTGCCCTATTATCTTCGCCAGTGACAATACATCCACCTTCTGAGCAAGATGAGTAACCGCGGTATGTCTTGCGTCATGGAATCTAAAATCCAATGAAGCCTTGTCCCGATACTTACGGAATAGCGCGTCAAGCGAGGCGCTCTTTAATCCAAACAATGGGCCATCTGTTTCGGGTAGTAGCTTCAGTAGTCGCAGCGCTTCTTTTGATAGCGGCACTTGGCGCGGTTTTCCATTCTTGGTTAGTTTCAACTGTGCTACAGGGCCTTCAATATCACCAGGAGCCAGGCCGCAGATCTCGCCTGCTCTCATACCAGTTTCCAGGGCAAACAATAAAGCCAGGGCAACTCTCTGCGAAACTGATTGAGCCTCGCTGGTTGGTGTGTATGGAATTTGCTGCAGGAATAGATCAATATCCTGTTTGCTTATTAGTTTCTCGCGATGCGGAGCCTCTTTCGGTTTCTTAACCAGCTTGATAGGGTTGCTTGCAATAAGCCGCCACTCCAGCATGGCCACCTGGAATACTGAAGACAATAGATTTAATTCTCGATTGACAGTGCTGCCAGATACTTCCTTTAGTCTGGCATCACGATACTTGGCTATCAGCGGCACATCTATATGGGCGATCTTCTTTCCCTTGAATGACTCATGCTGGCCTATTGCCTTGAGTCTGATTCGCTCCCAGCGCTCACCTTTCTTCTTGGGTGATACCTCATTAGCATAGCGCTCTAAAACATGCGACAGAGGCTCTCTGTCATCTATGCCCATGTCGCGAATTTTCTTCAGCTGCAGCTGCTGCTCTGCTGCCCACAACTGCGCTTTTGCTTTAGTGGCAAAAACCTTGCTGACTCTGCGCTTTCCAACTTGTAATTGGACGCGCCATTTGTCATCTATTTTTTGGTATGAGGCCATATTTTCGTGGGTGATTTGGTGGGAGAATATTATCACCAAATACCACTGAATACCACTAATATGGGGGCTGCGTGGGGGGTGGTAAAACCCCTAAAATCGCCCGCTAAGCCTTATAGAATATAGAAACATGGTGCCCGAGGCCGGAATCGAACTCGACAGAAACCCCTTTATTTATATGGCTCCAAAAATGCTCTGTGCATTTTTTGGGAGATTTGGTGTTATATTAGCGAAAAGCCAGGTAGCGCTAACTACCTGGATTTTCTAAACAAGTAAGCCGAAAGGGGCCTAAATGTCTGACCAGATTATCTCATCAAAAATATGCCTTGAGTGCAGGCTTGAAAAGCCAACGGCAGAATTTAAAATAAAAGATTCAAATAAAACCACAATCGGCAAGTGGCTTGCCAGGTGCGTTATCTGCCAGCCTAAGTACGAAAAAGAACTTAGGGAAAAAACTAAAGAGCAGAGGGCTGCAAAAAATAAAGCCTATAGGGATGCCAATAAAGAAGAGTTAAAAGAAAAACGGAAGGCTCAAATAGCGCGGGACAAGGACGCAGTTTCAGCCAGGCGAAAATCTATAAGGTCAAGACCAGAAGTAAAACAGAAAGAGGCCGAATATAGAAAAAGGTACCTTCAAGAAAATCCAGAAAAGTGCCGAGAATCAGCTAGAAAATGGCATGAGAAAAACAGGGACTACTGTTTGCAGAGAATCAAAGAGTGGAGAGAGAATAATTTTGAGCATAGAATGGCGTGGCAGAAAAATTACCTGAAAAAAAATAAGGCTGTTTTAAAACAAAAAACAGATTTATGGAAAAAAAATAATAAAGACAAAGTTAGGGAAAGCACAAGAAATCGGTGGAATAAAAGAATGTCTAGCGATCCATTCTTTAAGTTAAAAACTAATTTAAGAGGCCTGATCTCTACAGGATTCACTAGGCGGGGTTATTCAAAATCTTCAAAAACTTGTGAAATTCTTGGTGCTGATTTTGAGGTGGTTTTTAAGCATATTGAATCTCAATTTAAAGATGGTATGAACTGGGAAAATCGCGAAGAATGGCATATTGACCATATCATTCCGTTGGCATCAGCTAAAGATGAGAAATCTTTAATAGCGCTTAACCATTACAAAAATTTAAGACCTCTATGGTGTTTTGATAATTTATCTAAACATGCTCAAATGCCATCCAATGATGAGATCGCAGGCTATGGCCTGGAAGACTTGTACAAGTTGGTGGCTTAATTGGTTGGGGCTGGACATGCGGTTTGGCGTCTAATAAGGCTATGCCTTATGGTTGCCTCGTTGATGCCAGCCCCATTTTTCTCGCGACCTGGATATAAAAATAACCCAGGTCAAACCTATTTGGATCAAGAGGTATTCTAGCACTGCCAGGCCTAATATGATGGTCCTTGTGCAGATTGTCTGTCAGCAAAACTGCGTCCAGCCAATTGATATTTCTGATCTCTGGATAGTGGCAAAAACCAGTCACAACAGCATTTGATAGTAATGGCGTATGTGCCGACTGAATTATCCATATCAGCAACCCCCACCACCCAAAGAGGGCCACATCAATTGCGCCCAGGACTAAGATCCCTAGCCTGAGATATTTGGTGTATAGATTGCGCTCTAGCCAGTCATCTGGGCAGCCCTTACCGAAGAAATCAATTTTCTCCTGGTCATTCCAGTGTGGCATGTTGTAGCGGAAAAATAGATTGTAGAAAAATCCTTTAAAAGCTATCTGCCAGATACCTTGCAGCTGCGGAGAATGTGGGTCCCCCTCTATGTCTGTAAATAGGTGGTGAACGCGATGCTGTGATACCCATTTTTTTGTAGACACACCATCAAACCAGGTAATCACCCTAAAAAAGTAAGTTGCTCCAGGACTCCAAGTAACCGCTTTATGAGCCAAGCCGCGATGCAGATATAGACATGTATTGACCATCAAAAGATGAGTAGTCAATACAGTCCATAAAGCAGCCCAGATCAAGCCTCTACCTCTTGCCCCGATGGCGTGAAGAGTTGCCCTGGGCAGTTATAGATGATTGCAGTGCCATCATCCATGTGCTTAATACAAGTGGGCGCCTTCACTGGCCTTTGAGTGCCTCTAAGATAGCGGTACTCTCCTGGAGGGGTCGTGCTGCACCCCGCTAAGAAAATTACAAGCATGAGCGCTTTCATCTTTTCTCAGTCAGCATGTCTGCTGCTATGGTTAGATAATTCACTGGGTCTTCTTTTGGTTGCGTCTTCCAGCCTATAGTGACCTGGCCTATAAACTCATTAGGTGTTGGCGGCACTGAGATACGGCACATGTATGCCGTTGGTCCAAGTCTTCCGACATAGAAAAAACCTAATTCAGATTGCGGGTAGTTGTAAGCGCTACAAGGCACTTCACCAGCCATAAGGTGGATGACATCCTGGTTGTTTTCTTTGTTGCCATTAAAGAGTGGGATCTTCATGCCATCCATGTCTTTAGCCCTGGACATATCCTTGTTATAGACCCGCACTACTTTGCGATAGCCCACAATAGGATCAACATCTAAGATCGCTACCAGGTCAGCACCAGTTGCTTTAAACAGAAGCTGCGCAGCATCATCCATCCTGGAGTAATCCATCTTTGGAAGAGTTTGATTCTTCTGGTAAGCACCGATGAGTAGAGCCTGGTTGGAGTAGATGAAATATCCACAGAATGACAGCACACCCAGGAAGGCAATCGCTGCCACCTTCCAGGGTTTGTCAATGTATTGCAGCAGGGAGTCAAAGGCGCCCTTGAGTTGTGATTGATCTACTTCGGCCATGCGTCTGCCAGGGCTGCTTGTTTGTCAGCACACTGTCCATATTGACCAATCAGGTCGTTAGTAAACTGCACCAGGTCACCAAGATTATTTAGTGGTGGCAGATCTATTTTCGGGCATGGCGCTGCCAGGTTGGCTGGCGCTGCCGTTTGCAATGTTTGCAGCCTGGGTGAGGAGGCGCACCCCATCAAGAGGGATGACGCAAGCATAAGCGCTGCTATTAGTTTTGATCTCATTGTTTAGACTCCGAGTAATGTTGGTCTGGGTGGTTTGTTTTGCTGCTTTAAGTTGCTCGTATTGCGTGGAGATAGCATTCTCCCTGGCGATGGCGGCGTCATGCTCTGCAGTTGCCTGCTGATTTAATTCAAGTTCTCGCTCCATCCACTTGGCCCTTTCAACTTTCTGACCAGTGAAAAATATCGCCAGCACTGCAATCACGATTGCAGCGATCTTGCCAAGTAGGATTGGGTTCATGCTGTCATTACCTCCAGGGCTGCTTTGTAGTTTGCTGTGCGCTCATCAATGCCAACTAAGCCGCCATTGATAATCTTTGTGCATGCAGTGCAATCACTTGCATGGTCATTAAGGTTGTGCGATTTCCAAAAGAATGCAGCCGATAAAGCAGCCACAGCAGCCTGGGCCACGATGTCTGGTGTATCCATAATCTCTGGCATATTCAATGCGTCAGCCAATGCCTGGTAGTTAGAACGGCCAGTAGTTTGGAAGTAGCCGCGCCCAATAAACTTAAACCCATCACCAGAGGCCTCACCCTGGTTACCCATACGATCACCATAAACATGGTTTGCGAATGCTTGTGGATTGTGTTCGTAAGGCATTGCGCTTTCTACTGTCGGGAATCTTTTTGGCCAGATAGCATGTAGGCGATCAGCGCGATAGTTAAGACCTTCAGAGGTATGCAAAAACTTGCCAGATTCATGTGATGCCTGCGCTAAAAATTGAGCAACTTGCTCTGCGCTTTCAATGCCAAACTTATTGCAGGCATCTTCTAAAGATTGTGCAACTCGGTCAGCTGTGGCCTGGTCAGCAAGGCCTGCTTTTACTAATTGATCTGGGGTTATAGTAGGCATGATTATTTTCCTTTCGTTACGAATTGTTGGCGTACTGCTTCAAATTTCTCCAGCAACTCAGGACTAATCACTGCTTGATCAATTCCTTTTCGCATGTCTGCTGCCAGGGATTCAAGCTGGGTAATATCGCCGTCATAGTGGAAGGTCTTGGTGTTTTTACCGACATCGTAAAAATCCATGATGAGGTGGTAGCGATCTTGGTCGCTGTCGTTGCGGATCTGGTGGTAACGATTGACCCACACTGCATAAGCTTTACCAGCCTCTTTGTGTAGGTGAACTCCATCACAGATATAAACGCATTTAGGATTTGTGATTAAGGGGATATGCAGCCTGGCCATGTAATCACCAAAGCCAGCATCGCTGTGAACCATTGACTTGGCACCAGCTTTCAAACAAGTAACACGCGCCCTGCGTGGATACATTCCCAGGGCAGTCAATTTAATGAGTAATGATGCAAACTCACCTACATAGGCTGCAGTAGGTTTATCGCACTCCATTGAGTGATTGATTCCAAAGAATTTAAGGGCCTCATAGTTTGGGCCATTGCGCTGACTAAAGATGTCTAAACGGCCATCGTTATCGTTGTCGTGGAAGACATCAAAACCATCGCGCCAATCACCAGTGCGTGAAGTAACACTCCAACCACCAAAACCGAAATAAGCAGGAGTTTCATAATCTTCACCTTGGACTACCTGGCTGCCTAATGGCATGATGCGCTCCTGGAGGTCCTTCACTAGGGCTGCATGATCAAATTTTAGAAAATCCAACTCTTCATAAAACATGGTTGGCCTCTAGCATTTTGATTACCTGGTCATAGGTGTGGCTTGCAGTTGCCAGCTGCGCAGCAATTCTTACTTTGTCGGTTTGCGGTTTGACTGAGTGAGGGATCGTGACATTGAGGACCCAGGCTTCGCCTTCTTGGGCGCAGAAGCTGCCGACTTCGCAGAGGTCTTCTTCTTCGTAGATACGACCTTCTTCGTGCTGGTTTTCAATGGTGTATGTTTTGGGGTTATCGGTTTTGGCTCTATAGAAGCGGGTGCTGCAGCCATCGGTTTTGATATAAAAATTGATTGCAGCTTTGATACCAGAGTCTGTATGAGGGGGTACATTTGTATTGATCTCCACTATGGATAAACAAAAGTCTTTCCGATACTGCTCTGGAATGACCGCTAATAATTCGTCAGCATTTTCTATGTCGGCGTAGTGATAATGAAGACCTCTAAAGACTCCATCTTCTACATTCCCACACTTAAATTGAGTGCCTGTATACACATGGTTTTGCACCTGTATAGGAAAAGCCAGTTTTCTATACATTTTTCAAACTCTTCATGGCATCTGTCCAGGATTTGATAACCATCGCATTGGGCGCGTCTGCGTCCACTACCTGGCGCATATCTGCAGATATAGAAACACGCAGCTGCTCTGACTCATTCTTCATGACTTCGTGCAGCACATAGGATGGGAATATGACCAGCTTGCCGTCTTGAGGCTCTATGTGTTTAAAGTTACCGCTATCACCATTGAATAAGCCGTTGCTATCCATCATGTGGCGGGTGGAATAAATCACCATGTCACCGCAATACTTTGGGGCCTTCACATAGTAGGTGGCCACCAGGCTGCAGTCATTATGGCCATGCGCCTCAATACTCTCTCCAGGGCCTTTGACATTGACCCAGCCAAGTGAGTATTCAAGCTTGATATTAAGATCGCGAACCTCTTCAATATCACCAAAAACACATTCGTAGGATTTCTCCAGAATGTAAGCCTTCAACTTATCCAGGTTAGGCCTGGAGTAATCCCATAAACTGGTCTTAACATTAGCATCAATACCAGAAGAGATCCAGGCGCCAACATCTGCAATCTCTTGCATTAGGGTGGCGTTGAATTGATCGTCAAACCCAGTGTCAATCTCCCACACTGGGCTTAACCACCATTGGCTAAGTAATGCCATTGTTCGCCTTGCGCTCTGCTGCCTTGCGAGCCTTCCACTCGTCATAGCATTTAATGATTGGGCAGTCATACTCAAAATCAATGCCAGGATGTGGATTAGCATTAGCCGCTGCAAAGCGCTTGCCTTGAATATGCTCCAGGATGTCCATGCCTGGTACGAATAGCTGCTCTAGTACATCGGCGTAATCGTTGAGCATCTGCATGGCGCGATCACGATCTTTATCGGATAGCCCTAGCATCTTGTTAGGGATCTCAATATCCAAGTAGTGGATCGCATGCTTGCGATAAAGGTCTAACTCTTCACCAGTATTAAATTGAAGTGTGGACGGCATTTTTCTCTCCATGTAAAAGTTTGTCGATTGCTACCACTGCACTAGCAGTCCAATGGCTTAAATAGAAAGCAGCCCACATTGCGTAAAGCACTGGCAAGCGATGGCGCTTGTTCTTATCTCTCACGCGTGGAATCTTGTCCAAAAAGCGACAAATAGGTACTCCAATAGCCATAAGCACACGACCACGAAGATTGTCATTACTGACAGCGCCCATAAGATAAGCCATGTGTAGACTCCAAGGACTACCAATATTGAGAGCCATTCTTGTGATTGCTTTCTTCTGCGCCTCATTGCGTTTGTCATCGTCTTTAATCCAAAACATAAAGGTTGGACCTTTGCCATCCATCCAGGCGGTAACGATTCGCGCCCAGCGAATGTAGCCACGATAGACAGCTTTGTCATTCTTGTAGAGCCACTTGCCGTAGGCTTGGTCAGCAGCGAAAATCTTTGCCGACATCAAACCTTTGTCATGCAGCTTAGAGCAGATGATCTTGCTGCAATTACACGCGCAGTTACAGTTGTAGCTAACTTCACCAGTAACGCAGTTGTACCCAGCTGGGCCACAGTTGCCGCCTGGCTGCAGATATGGTTTGTCATCACAATTCACGCAGTTGGTATAGCCAGCAATTAAGCAGTTAGTACATTGAATGTTGCCGCAGTTGCAGTTGCTTGTGCAGTTGCCATTCTCACAATTGCCCTCAGTAGTATTCTGAAAATAATTCATGCCGTAGAAGGCAGACAGGCGTGGTGGGTTAGATCGTAGTGATGGCTTAATTTCGTTTTTTAGCCACTCTAATCCTGTAGGGCCACCATGCCCGATCTCTGCATTTACTGTACTAATGCCAATGGCACCACCGCCTGGAGTTGTCATGCTTATACCCTCACTTCGTTAATAGGAATGATCTTGCGTACTACTTTTTCTTGATGCTCAAATTGATTACCGAATACATCCTGGCGCTCTAGTGGCAGCCCTTCACCATCGATGCGAACTGGTATGTATCCAGTCATGTTGTTGAAGGCCAGAGCGAAGTGAACTAAGTTGTCGCTGTAAGCATTCGCGCAGCTGGTATCCCAATATTCACCCTCTAAGAACATGCATGCGCCCTGGCATAAATGCAGCACTGGGCATGATGGACAATCCTTTCGATGCGACCAGTGAGTAGCAGTGTTTAACTTCACATTGGAGTAGTCATCCAGGGTGCCAATCTTGTGTGATTCGCCATTCATGGCCGTTTCGTTAGAAGACACATTCTGGCAAGTGATTACATTGCCAGTCAGATCAACCGCTAAAACATTCTTCTGATCCATGCCACACTTTTGGCCTAATCCATCAGCATGGGCGTGGCCCAATACGGCCTTAGTGAAATTGTTGATTTTGTTGATCTGCATCTTGAATGGTGACTGACCATCTACTGAGAAAATGTCAGCAAAGGCCTTACGCCTAAATGCAAAATGCTCTTCTTTGGTTTGCAGGGAATTCTGTAGGCCATCCTGGTCATACGCATCTACCAGGCTGCCTTCGCCCAGGGAGATATTCTCATCGCCTGTCAATTCAATAAACCAATCACCAATTTCTTTGCGACTGTTATTACGGCGCGATAGCATAGAGTTAAAAGAGATCCCCTTGCCCAGGCGCGTCATCATGCGATAAAAACCTAAGATAGTTTCTTTTTTCTCTGGATCATCAAAAGGGTCTGGGCCGCGTACAAATTGACCTGGGCCATCGTGACTGATAGACACAGCAAAGTTGTGCATCATCAGAAAATCAATGATGTCATCATCAAGCAGGCTGCCGTTAGTGATCAGCGAGAACTTTGGCTTATCCTTCCAGGACTCAAAGCGGGCCTCAATAGCCTCTACTAATGGCTTTAATGTCTTGATGTAAGCAAGCGGCTCACCACCCCAATATTCAACACGAAGACCCTCTTCTTCCGAGAACTCCAGGACATTTAATTTTTCAATAAATGGCCCAATGTCTTTAGCGGTTGTTGATTCGCCTTTTTCTACAAATCTCTGGCTGCAATATTCGCAGCTGTAATTACATTCCAGGCCTAATTGAATCTTTAGGTGTGTAATGTGATTTGATTTAGCGCCAGGGGTTTCTTTTGACACAATTTGAATGTCATTAGAGGTTTGTACTGATCCATCTGAAAACTCAAATACTGCGCCGTCATCACTCTTTAAATAGTTGGTGATGTTGTCGTATGTGAATGACTTCTTTTCGCCAGTTGGTTTTTCTGCGTGGATAGTGAATAGCATGGGTGGTATGCCTTCGATTAGTTGTAAGCAACAATGTCACCAGCAGCGGTGACAGAGTTAAATCTGACATCAGCGCCAAGTGATGCTTTGCCGTTTTGTAGGTCAGTGATATTGCTATCGTGAGTACCAAGGCGAGTTTCAGCAGCTGCCATACGAGCCTCTAAGTTGTCGCATCGTGTTTGTAGTGCAGCAATTGCAGCGCCGTTAGCTGCCACATTGGCATTGGTTACAGCCAATTCAGCTACTAGGGAATCAATACGAGCATTAGCAGCAATGATCTCGGAGTTAAGAGAATCACCACCAGAGTTGATCATTAGCTCCAAAGCAGAGGCACAGTCATCTACATATCGTTTTGTAGAGAATGATTCTGGCAAAGTTGGATCAATTCCTGCGAAATAAGAACCACTAATTTCGAAAATCTCAATGCCCTGGACAGCAAAACCCACTACACCAGAAGACTTTCTAAAAAATCCAGTAGATGGCTCCAGGGTGAAAGAAAGACCTGGAGCGCCCAGCACACCATCGTATAACTTGAATGGCGCTTTCATTCCATTGGTGCCGTTGGTATCTAACGCGTCTGACATAGCAGTCGCAATGTCATCCATCGTAGTGTTGGCCCAATCGGATTCAATCACAGTGCCAGTGGCTACTGGATTACCAATCGGTAGTGAGAATTTTCCTGTTGAATTGCGTGGCATTTTATTGCTCCTGTTGGATAACTGAATCTATAGCTGGTATTGTAAATTTGTTTGCCCTTAATGCTTGTGCAATTGGTGACTGAATGCCATATTCGCCAAGCAAAAATTTCTGACCTGGGCCAGTTGTATAAAGACCTTGTTTAACTAAGTCTGACATTGTTTTTACATAACCCTGATTTGATGCAAGCAACTTTTCTGCGGTACCAGGGCCAACTTCTGGAATGCTACTACCGAGAACCTTTTGGGCATCTAAAACCTCTTTCTGTAAAGGCATTTTTTGTCTTGCAAAAGCAGCCTTACCAGGGGTGCGATCACCCGCTTTAATTGCGCTTAATACCTGACTTGGAGAGAACACACCCTGGGTCTGAGCGCCTATCATGCTGTTGGCTCTTTGGATTGGTTTAAAGGCTGTATAAGACTTGTTTAGGTCTGTCAGTAGGCCTTGCATATCTTCTGGTACAGATCGGTTTCTAAGGGCTGCTAAAGTATCTTTTAAAGCCTCATAGTGATTGGCGCGAGTAGCATCACCCTTGCCCCATGCTGCTTTAATTGCATCATCAGCTGTACCCATTCCGCGCTTAATTGCATCAAAACCAACACCCCAATTAGGATGGCGCTCAACGCCTAAAACTTCATCGCCAATCTTTTTTGCAATTCCGTTTACAGCGGCAATATCTTCTGGAAAGTAGTTTCCAACATCATCCAAAATTCCATTAAATTTCTGGTGAAATAATTCGTCTGGCACAACTTGGCCCTTATATACCTGGCCGTATCCTTTGTTGTAAACCTTTGCCAGATCTTCCATCATGTCTGGGCCTAGAGAAACTTTATTACCAGCTGGTGTGGCCTTATCAATCATGGTTTGCGCCCATTGCTCCATAGCCTGGCGCTCTTGGCCTTTGATCGCGGAGCCAGTGTGTGGAAGCGCTCTTAATCCCTCTACTTTTGCTCTAAATGCTGAGTCTTGTGGGGCTTGTTTCCAGCGGGGAACATCAATGCCCTTATCAAGCATCGCCTGCGCTTCGGCGGTAATTGGTGTGCCTTTAAATACGCCGCCAAGATACTTGCTTGCACCAGCCAAAAGGCCCTCACCAACTAAAGATCCAGCGCCTGTTTCTAGGGCTGCAGTAGCTTTTTGATCCCATGATCCTGGGGTAATAACACCAGAGGTAACGCCAGCGCCTGCAGCGCCTCTTAATGCAGCCATTGCTTTAGGTAAGAATGATGCGCCTTTAGCGGCCAATCCTTCAGCACCAGCGCCAGCAAACATAACAGCATCAGTACCAAACTTACCGATAGATGATGCAGCGCCAGTTTTATCTACATAAGCATCACCTTGGTCTACTAATGCTTTATTAACACCGCCAAGGCCAAGCTTTTTATCAATAATGTCACCAAAATCTTGAACACCTTTTGGCAGCATATCTTTAAGGCCAAGAGCAGCCGAATCTAAAGAGTGCTTAGCGCCACCATACAGTTGAGTCAATATCCCATCTTTATTGTGGTCACCACCAGAAAATGTGTCAGCCTTATAGTCCTTGCTGTTGATTTGAGTTTGCAACTGCGCCCAGGCCTGCTCCTGGGTAGATCCCTCTGGCCCCTCAACTGTGTACTTCTGACCATCTGGCGAGGTAAAAGTAAATTTAGACATTTAGTGTTTCTCCACTTTCCAGTTTGGCGCCACTGTGCCGCTACTTGCACCAGAGATTGGACCAGATCCAGATGCGGCCCCATACCTTCTGTCAATTTCGTTGTTAATCATTGTGTCTGCGTCAGCATTGATAAAGCCATGCTTGTCATAGAACTGTTGATACATTTCTCGTTTTTCGTGAGCAATTTTCAGTAGGGTTTCGTTAGCCTGGCGAATAGCAGCATTGGCATTACCATCGTTACCAATATTCACATTGGCAGTCTTAAACAAGCTGCGCTCATAGTTAGAGATAGCGCCCTGCCCTTTAGGAATGTCTGTGGCAAGCTTGTTTTGGATCTGAATCATCTGCTGCTTATCAGAGCCAAAGTGCGCCCAATCTGGGGCTAATTTGTCATACAAACTTCCAGAAGAGTTGTTTCTATTTAACTCTCCAAAGCGGTCAAGGTTCTGCTGCTTAGACTTTAAGTCACCTTCATACTGATTTAATTCTGTAAGTTTTGCATTAGCAGAGGCAGATGCCGCTGGCAGCATTTTTTCTCTTTCCCTTGCATTTGCCCAAGGTGTATGTATTCCACTAGCTTTAGCGGCATCAATCTGCGCCTGATTTTCTGCATAGTTGTTTTGATTGATCTCTATATCCCTTGCTTTAAGGTATTTGTAGTAATCAGATTGAGCATCACCAGTAGAAATCACTGTGCCGTCTGGCATCAATGTCATGTTAGGGCTTAGTTTGTTAGGGTTCTGGGCTGCATTAGCATCTTCAAATAATGCGTTTCCAAAGTTTGCAATACCCTTATCGCCAGATAACATCGCGCCAAGAGCAAGCGGCAGATTCTTTGCTCTATTTTCTCTGGTGGCTTTATATTTTTCTGCTAATGCAGCTGGTAGAGCGAAAGATTTAACATCGCCACCAGATGTTGCAAGCGCAACCTGAGTTGGGTCCATATTATCGTTGGCCATATAGCCAGTTGTTCTTGGAAAATTTGTTTGTCCCATGACTTTACCTGTGTAGTTAAATGTTTCTGGCTTATCTGGCGCTCTGCCAGCCATTACTAAATCACCTTGGCGAATACCGCCGTTATAGTCTGCAGCCGCAGCTGCTTTATTGCCGTTGCGTCTTTGTAGGTTTTCACTTAAAAGGCGCATTGATGCGTTAAGATTTTGGTCAGGATCAAAAGGATCTGTAACACCATAAGCGCGAATAATTGGACCAGTAAGCTGCCCCAATCCACGCGCACCAGTTGGTGACACTGCATTAGGGTTGTAGTTGCTTTCAGTCCTAATAATGCTGTGAGCAAACTGAGGGTCTACCCCCCAGACTTGCGCATAGTGATTGACCTTATCTTCGTACATGATTAGCTGCCAGCAGATTCGCCATCAGGGCCGTTATAACCAGCTGCTAACTTATCTAATGAGCCGTAGCTTTGTGGGCCGTAGCCTTGCTGGCCGCCTTGAGTTGTTGGGTCTTGTGGATTACCACGAAGGGCTTTAATCAAGTCCTGCGCTTTATCAGCACGATTCTTAACCATGTAACCACCCATACCTTGACGCATTGCTGCGTTGAGGCCCTGGAGTGGAGATTGGCCAACATAAACCTTACCAACCATATCGCCGCCAGGTTGCTGCGCATTGAATAAGCCTTGTGTAAGGCTGCTATCAGGCATACCAGCTAAACCAGCAGCAATTTTCCACTGGTCATCTGCCGTCATTGGTTGCTGAACACCATACATATTTGTTGTTGGATCTGACATTTTTATACCCCTAAAAGTTTGCTGTAATTAACCATCAAGTAACCAGAGTCAGCCTTCTTAACAGCATCTGGATACACCTTTGCTACCTCATCGGCCATCACACCAATTTCTTTGGTCTGGGAGCCAAGATACCTAAACTCATACACATTCAATTTGCCCATGTGCATCGTGCCTACTTTGCGGATGTCGCGCTTTAAGCGGCGGTCAGAGAAACCGAACATGGAAGCAGCTTGCAAGCCTGTACCAAGTAGGCCCATAGCACCCTGCTGATTGTTGTTGTTATAGGCATTAGTAGCATTAGCCTGGTCTTGATTGAACGCAGCCTGATTTTGTGCAGCGCCTGTGTAGTTCACGCCGCCGTACTGAGTAGCAGTGTTGAATGTCGGCATGTTAGGCATCGATACTTGCTGACCACTCATGAGTGCATTCATGTTGTTGAGCATGTTGTTTTGATTCTGTACTTGCTCACCAACTTGTGCCTGGCGTAATGTATTTTGGTAATTAGACTGACCAATGGCTTGCTGATAAGCCTGCTGCTGAGCAGTGTTGGCGTTATTGATAGCAGTGTTACCGAATGTGCCTGCAGACTGGCTCATATTCTGCTGATTCATGAGTGCAGCATTCTGAGCATTCATCTGACTCACATCCATACCCTGTAACGCGCCAGCAGCTGCGATACCGCCCTGTGTTGCGCTATTCATAGCCTGGTTGTAGGCGTCATTCTTCTGGAATGCGAAGTTGTTTTGCGCTCTGTTGTACGCATTGGAATTACGGCTAATGCCTTGCGCTGCCAGCTTTGCATCCAGGTCGCTTTGACCTTGTTGGAATCGTGGGTCCAGGCGGGATGTTGCCTGGTTATAAATAGAATTAGCTACAGGTTGATACATACCAGATCCACCAATGCCAGTAGTTTGCATTTGGTTGGCGTTATTCATCGCCGACATCTGGTAATTAGTATTAACTCCTGGGCCTGTGTAACCCTGGCCCCACTGAGATACCTTGCTGTAATCAATTGGAGTAGAGATTGCAGCGCCAGCATTAGGCATTAAATTGAGCGCAATATCAGAGCGCCCATTTTGCATGGATAGCTGTGAATTTAGAGCCTTTTGAGCATCTGGAGTCAGACTGGTATTTTGTGTCCAGTTGGTAACGGCCTGGCCTGTAGCTGGATCAGTACCAGCAGATGCCTGCCATGATTGCTGACCCCAAGGAGTATTGATTGTGGGTCTATTTGCCCAGGTATTCGCGGTTGCCGCTTCTTTGTTTGACTGAGCAGTTGCCTGCGCTGCGCCAGTATAGTCTGGTGTCGCTGGAGTTGCTGGCCCACTGCTGCCGCCGCTAAATAAATTACCTACTGCATTGACTATGCCGCCCATAATACTTTCTCCATTATTGAAGTCTTTTCTTTAAAACCAACTCGCTCATAAAGTCTTGCTGCAGACTTTTTAGCTAACGCCATAATCCGACTGGCACCCTTTTCTTTTGCAAAATTACATACCTCATCAAACGCATCCTGGCTGGCCATACCTCTTCCAGCTGCGCATACAATCATGCAGATGGAACCATTAGCCTCTTCGCTAAAAGAGAGAACATATATTCCAGCGAAGCCACCATCACCAATAGCCATAAGAAGCACAAACTCGCCTGTAAGAATTTTTTCAATTGCTTGCTCCGTAGTTAAAGTATCTGTGTCTGCAAGAGCAGACTCAATCAACGGCTCTACAGTGCCAAGCATTGGACCTAATTCAGAGGGTTTGATTATTTCTAAGTGCATCACATCAAACCCCCAACTTCTACTGAAAGTAATGCGCCTGCGTAAACCATATTGCGATTACCTTTGACACGCATCTGTAGGGCGCCTGTATAGCCAACACCTTCAACTCCTACCCAGGAGGCGTAGGGGTTAGCAGACGATACCCACTTAGCTTCATCCCAGATTGCGCTGTCCCAGATTGAGTTACCCAGATCGGCTTTATCAGCGCTGATAGATAGCGCTTTTGGTTGGTAATCAACAATAATATTCACCGCAATTTGTGGTGGGTTGCTGCCAATAAATAATGGGCGAACCATCAAGAATCGCTTGAGGTTTGTAGGTGCGCCAAAGTCATTAAATGCAGTGATGACTGATCCAACCACATCGGTGCCTTCACTAAATGCTACAGCTGCAGTTGGCCCGATTTCACCATCGCGATCACTATTAAAGCCTTCATAAATGATGCCGTTTTGATCTGCAAAGTAATGCTTGCGATCAAAGATTTCAGAGCAATAGATTGGTACGCCAGTGAAAGTAGACCACTGGCCTGTAGAGATACATTGCACCAGCTGGCGATAGAGTCCATTAGATCTGCGTGGTGCTGTAACTATCATCATGTCTAACCAAGGCAATACGCGCAATTCCCAGTTAGAAGAGTAAAGATCTTCTGACATCTTCTGTGAAAGCATCGGATAGATTTTGCCAATGATTGGATTGACAATGCCATCTTCAATATTCTTACCAGTGGTAAGCGAGGACATTGAAATAATGCCCAGGTCTGTCAAGATGTAAAGATCGCCAGAAACCCTGGAAAAGAATTTATCGCCTTTAGGCACATTGCCAAC